ACTTTTTTATATATTCTTTTTCTCTTTTACGAGCATCAGCAATATATTTGTTACTTGCTTTGTTTAAAGATTTTATAAACTCTGGTTTTTCCTCTGTCCAAACCATTGTTGGAAAATAACTATTGATGAACATATTTTAAAATACAATCCTTTCCATTAAATTTATACCATTCTATATTTAAATTATTATAATTTTTTTTTACCTTTTCTGATAATCTAATACCAGTTTCCATTATAAGAATTCCATTTTTATTTAAATACAAATGAGCTTTATCTAGTATTTTTTTAATAAAATAAAAACCATCATTATCAGCGATGTAAGCAATTTTTGGTTCAGGAGATGATTCTTTATAATTATCATATTCTTCTTTTGATATTTGTGGTGGGACTGCAATTATTAAATCATATTTTTTAGTTATGTTTTTAAATAAATCACTTTTAATACAAGTAATTCTATTATTTAATTTTTGATTATTTATATTTTTATTCGCTACTTTCAAAGCTTTTGAATTTATGTCTGACATATCTACTAAACATTTATCTTCTAATAAAGCTGAAATAATTCCTAAAGCTCCAGATCCACAACATAAATCTAAAATTGTTTTTTTATCTTTAATTAATTCTTGTAGATAATCTGCAATTGGAGATCGAGGAATATAAACATTATTATCTACATAAAATTTTGTATTAAAAGGTCCATACCAAATAAACCTGCTATTAAATTTGTAATTAAAATTCATCATTTAAAAGGTTGTCCTATATTCCAGACAACAAGACTATATCTTGTGCCCGATGTTACTGGCTTAACTCTATGCCACACAAAACTAGGAAACACAATAATAGAACCTTTTGGTAATATTTCTTTACATTGTACTCTATGTTTTGATTCATCTCGCATATGTGGGTCATAATTCCTAAAATCAAATTCTAATTCACCACCTTGATATTCTGAACCATCTGTTAACTGACAAGTCATAGATAGTTTTCTAATTTTACCGTGTTCTGGTGTATTTGGTTTATCATAAGGTTTATCCCAACTATCACAATGCCAATCGTAGTATTGGTTTAGTTTATATTTTGTAAATTGACAAGATTCGGATCTATCCCAATCAAAATTCCAACCTGCATTTTTATTTGCTTGGTGAACATATGGGTGTAACTCTTTATATATCCAAGTATCATTCAACCATACTAAATCTGATTTTCTTTTTCTTTGTAAATTTTTAACATCATCTTTATTTAATTTCTTATCACCATAACCACCAGTTCTAGCCATAACTTCTTTTTGTGAGTTTGCATAAGCTATTACATCATCACAAAATCGAGGTGTAAGTGCACTTTTAAAATACCAATAGTAATTAGATATATTCATATGTTATAGTCTGCACAAAATTTAAACTATCTTTTTGATTATTGGTTATGTAATACATATTAGTTGATGGAAACATGATAAATTCATTATCTATTAATGGCATATCCCAAGATCTACCTTTTCGTCTATTATCTTCGTAGTGTATTCGAACCATACAATCTTTTACGTTTACACCATATAATAATGTAAAGTCTGGAGAATTCCGCAAATCCACAGGATCTATGTTTAACAAAGGAATTGTAGTTTCCTGAGGCTTATACATATTACCCCATGTTTCTTTATTAATTAAAACAAAACCATACTCTAAATTTATATGGTCTCTCATATAAGTATTTAGCATATCAAATGTTCGTGAAAATGGAAAAGGTGAATCTGTAACTTTCGATTTTAAAATATCATTTTGTAATTTATCTCGGTCAATGTCCCAATCTTTGGGCATTGCTACTTCACCGTGATATAAGGCTTGTTCAGATAATACTTTCTTTTGCATACCACCACTTATGCCATAAGTTGTTATTTTATTCTATAGAATTTTTCAAATCCCAAGACTGGCCTTCTTCATTCCAATCATAAAACCAACTATGAGTTTTAGCTTCATTTTGTGATTCTTGTTCTGCAGTTAATGCAGGAGCATCACCAATTGGTGATTTCCAATTTGCAGTTGCAGTATCTTTTACCCAAGAAGCAAATGGTTTTTTTGGCCAAAAGATTTGATTATCCTCATCCCATTCATAACCTATACCTGCATAGTTTCCTCTAAATGCTTTTGAGTCATCACCTGAATTATGTTTATTACTTGATGTATTGTAAGATGTTTGAATCCACATTTGTGAAGGCCAGTTGTTATGTGTTTCTAACCACTGTTGACCTACTGATTCATCTTCAACTCCATCAGCATTTAACATTTTATCGTTATCCATAGTTAACACTTGAATAACTTTTCCGTTAGCTCCTAGTTTTGCAAAATGTGCCATAATAAACTCCTATTATATATTAATCTTAATTACCATTCAACCTATTGATACTTGTACCTTATTACTACTATACCAGATCCACCAGTTCCTGATATTCCAGGATTATAAACACCACCGCCACCGCCACCGCCTTGATTTGCTGCACCACAAGCTGGGGTTACAGTATGTGCTGGATTATAACCAAACGAGCCACCACCAAGACCTCTACCACCATAAGAAGCATTACCTGGACTAGCTGCACCACCTCCACCGCCAGAAAAATATTGTACACAAGATGAGCATTCACCATTACTTGCACCAAAACCTGTTATACCAGCTCCTGCTCCACCGTTACCACCTAAATATGGAGGTGCTGCATCTGTTCCTACAGCCATAGCACCACCACCTCCACCACCAACATCACAAGAAACGTGTAAACCTGCTCCACCATTACTTCCTTGAGAAGGTGTTACTGGTGGTGTATTTCCAGTGCCTCCAGGATTAGCTCCTGGTGAATATGGAGGTACGTTATGTGATCCACCTCCACCACCTGAACCTCCAGATGTTCCAGGTTGTGATGGTGTTGGTCTTGTATAATTACCACCTTTGCCACCACCTGCTGAAGTTACAGTGCTAAATGTTGAAACTCCACCTGCTGAATTACAATTTCCTCCTGGACCCGATGGTGAACCTGTTCCACCAGCTCCAACTGTAATTGGATAAGCTGTAGCCGTAACTGTAATTTGTGTTCCAGTTGGAGAACAAGCAGGTCCATAACCATTTCTTGGTGCGCCTGGACCGGACTGTGGATTAGTCGTAGTGTCTGCATAAAATCTAAATCCTCCACCACCTCCACCACCATAAGACCATTGACCACCACCTCCACCGCCAACAACTAAATAATCTACAATATTGTTTGGAGCAAGAGCTGCTGCAGCACTTACTGTAAAAGTTCCTGGGCCTGTAAATGTGTGAATTTTAAAATTACCTGATGTTGATTCTGTTCCACCAGTAGCCTGTATCATATTATTACCTGTAAAAGTATCTTCTGCATTTTGAACATTAATCCAACCTTCAGTGGCATCAACATATACTAATGTCATTGCTTGGCCATCCACACTTAATATTGCATCATCCGCCACTCCACCAATTTTATTAGAACCATTTGGAACTATTGTTAAATTATGTGTTGCGAATGTTCTTGTGTAGTCTGCAACTGCTACAATTGCTCCAGCAGAACCTGCTGGTAAATTCATAGTCACAGCTCCACTAGACGTGTCTACAAAATATCCTTCGCCATTTGCTGCAGTAAACGTAGTAGTCTTTGGAGTTGTTTGCCAGTCTACAGAACCTGATCTACCAAAGCCTGTTTGCGTTCCGTTATTTGTAATAGTAACACCAGCAGGAATAGTGAATGTATCTCCACTATCTCCTAACGTAACTGTTCCACAATTTGCTCGTGGTGTTAATTTATTTACTTTTATTTCACTCATAATTTACCTATTGAAATTTATATCTTATTATTACTAAACCACTTCCTCCTGCTCCAGCTGCAGTTGGCGTTGTATCACTTCCGCCACCACCTCCGCCACCTGTATTAGCGGTTCCTGCAACTCTTCTGTTTCCACCACCACCTGTTCCGCCATTACCACCATAAGTTGTATCTCCGCCACCACCTCCAGCTCTTGCAGTTGGTGTGCCATTTATTGAAGATGTTACTCCATCCCCTCCATCACCTGTTCCATAACCTGCTGGTCCACCACTTCCTTCATTATCTCCTGCTCCTCCAGCACCACCCCCACCTCCTGGTACAGAGTGAGTTGGTCCATTATGTCTTCCATATCCCCCATTTTGTCCTTGCGGAGGACTAACAGGAGGAGTATTACCCGATCCACCTGTTGAAGCTGAATTTGTGCCTGGTATATCCCAAGAACCACCACCACCTGATCCTCCAGATCCACCATTTGTAACTGGTCCAATAGATGATGATCGTGCACCACCACCTCCACCACCAGCAGATGTTATACTTGAAAAAACCGAAGCTGCTCCAGTAGAACCTGCGGTTCCAGTAGAACCTGGTGTTGGATTTACTGCACCACCTGCTCCTACTGTAACTGATATTGGTCCAGGAGAAAAAGGTCCTAAAGAACCACAAGCAGCGACCAAAGGACTTGCTGACCAACAACCTGAAACGGCTGCAGTTTTAGATTCTCTATATCCTCCAGCTCCACCACCAGCACCACCGCTACTTCCACCAGCACCTCCTCCAGCGATTACTAAATAATCTACTTTTGCATCAGGACCTGATCCTTGTGAAATACAAAAAGTTCCAGGTCCTGTAAATGTGTGTACTTTAAAATTAGTACAAACAGTTGTAATTGTACCACCTGTAGCTGTTATAAAAGTAGACCCTACCTCAGTATCTTCTGCGTTTTGGACATTAACCCAACCTTTAGTAGAATCTACATAAACTAAAGTTAAAGCCTGGCCATTAACATTTGCTGTTATTGGACCAGCTGTTCCGCCAATTTTTTCAGAACCATTAGGTTGAATTGTAAAATTATATGTTGCAAAATTTCTTGCGTAATCAGAAACTGCAACAATAGCTCCAGCAGAACCTGCAGGTAAGTTCATTGTTAAAGCACTTCCTGAATTTATAAAATATCCCTCACCACTTACAGCTGTAAATGTAGAAGTTTTAGGAGTTGTCTGCCAATCTACAGCACCTGATCTTCCAAAACCTGTTTGACTTGCACCTGATGCTAAAGCAACTGTTACACCTGTAGTACCTAAAGTTTGTGTAGTGCCACATTTGACAACCATATTGTTGCCGCCTTGATCAGTTATATTATCTACTTTAATTTTACTTGTCATAATTATTGATATTTATACCTTATTATTACTATCCCGCTACCACCAGCACCAGAAATACTATCGTGTCCACCACCTCCACCACCGCCAGTGTTTACAGTTCCGTCTACCCCAACTGGTCTTGATGGACTATGACCAGCTCCGCCACCACCAGGTCCACCTGTTCCTCCAGAACAATTTGTTCCTGCGATAGAACCTCCACCACCTCCAGCAAATGTTGTTGGAGTTGCATTAATAGAAGTTGTTGCACCATTACCACCATTACCAGCTACTTCAGATCCAGGAGATCCACCACTGCCGTTTCCTCCTACAGAGGTTGCACCACCGCCTCCGCCACCACCATTCCAAGAATTACCTGCTGGTGTACCGCCATCAGTTCCTTGAGCTGGAGATACTGGAGGAGTATTACCACTTCCATTATTATTCTGTTCATCTCTTCCTGCTCCACCGCCTGAACCCCCATCGAGTCCTGCGTAAGGTGATCCGACTCCGGCACCACCTCCACCGCCTCCTGTAGAAGTAATTGTTGAAAAAACTGATGGACTTCCAGAACCACCTTGTGAAGCTGGAACGCCAGGTCTAGCAACACCACCTCCACCTACTGTTATAGGATATGCTTGTGAAGTAACTGTTATTGCTGTACCACCAGGATTACCATTAAGTGGACTTGCTGTGTAGGAATCTGCTGGGCCTTTATATTCTCTAAAACCTCCTGCACCTCCACCACCACCATAAGATGCACCTCCACCTGCTCCACCTGCTACTACCATATAAGAAACTATATTTTCTGCAGCTGTAGCGGATATATTTGAAACTGTAAATGTTCCAGGTCCTGTAAAAGTATGTATTTTATAATTTCCAGAAGTTGTTTCTGTCCCACCAGATGCAGTTAAAAAAGGATTACCCACCACGTTTGACGTAGAATCTTGAACATTCTTCCAACCCTCAGTGTCATCAACATAAACTAAAGTAACCGATTGACCTTCAGTGCCTAAAGATACACTTGCGTTCTGTCCACCAATTTTCTGTGATCCATTTGGTGTTATTGTTAAAGAGTTATTTTGAAAAGTGTTAGTGTAGTCTGCTACAGAAACAATATTACCTGCAGTTCCTGCTGGTAAGTTCATTGTAAATCCACCTGAAGAGGTATCTGCAAAAAATCCTTGTCCATCAACAGCTGTGAAAGTCGCTGTCTTAATTGAACCTGTCTGCCAATCAACAGTCCCTGTTCTTCCAAAACCTGTTTGACTAGCTCCAGTTCCTAATTGTACAGTAGTTCCAGAACCACCAATTGTAAGGGTAGAACCATTTTGTTTGTCTATTTCGTTTACTTCTATTTTACTCATTATACTACTACTAAAGTTCCTGTTATTGTTTGTGTTGCAGTAATTGTAACTGGTCCAGCTAAAACTCCGCTATCCATAGTTTGTTCTTCAGAAATTGTTGAGGAATGTGTTACAACAAA